ATCCTTCTTAGTGGTTGGTTTTGGTGCTTGTGTTACTGGTAGAAGCTGACCAATCTTGATTAGAAAGTCGGCTTGCTCCTTTGTCCAATCGTCCATCGATTAGCTCCATTCCGTAAGGGTACTGATTGCAATGTCGCAAGTCAGTAAATCTCCTGTAGCGATTGACAGGACGCTAGGCGCGCTGACGCTGCCTACATTAAATACAATGCTGGAAGCCTCAAGAAGCGCAAAGACGCGAACTACGTCAGCTTCTATTCCAGCAAGGTTGCCCTGGTTATCAAGCAAAGGCACAAGGATTGAAATTGTAAAGTTAGCCATAGGGGCGATTGCTGTGTAATCATTATTGGTAGGCACGATGTAAGGATCGGCAGGAGTCACAATAATGCTGTTAGCAATAGGCGTGGCAGGTGGAAAAGAAAATACAGAGTACAGCGAGTTGTCGGTAAGAGCCGATGCGATTGATGTGCGGAGTGTGGTTATCGCTGGCATCAGCCCACCATAGAACGAGGGTCAAGATAAGGCGCAAGCAAGCCGCGGACGCGAGCCACTAGCTGTGAAGACATTGTGTACATGCTTCCCATTGATCCGTCAGGTTGCATACCATTGCCAGAGTTGGTCTGTCGAGCAGTCCAGATAGATACGCAGACCATCAGGCTTGCTTCTCGAACTGCTGGGATTGTCGCATAAGTATTCTGTGTTACGCCAGAGACAATGCCATAAGGAACTACTGGGTGGTACTCGGACTCGGTAGGGCTGCCTGTTACCGCGTAGGTTATTGAGTAATCTCCAACGCCTGTGATTGTTTTTGTGCCATTAAAAGGTGAGCCGTTCTTAGTGATAGTTACTGATTGTCCAACGTAATATGTGCCGGTAACTACTTCTTCAAAATAAAGAGTTCCTTCTGTAGTTGTATTGCTGTGAGCAATATTGTAATTTTCGTTTTTCCATAGAAAGGGCAACAATGCGTCATCAGCAGCATCGCATACTTCTTGAATCGTGGCGTCTGCATAAAGACTGCCAACGCCAAGAGCTGCTTTAAGTTCTGCAACTGTCGTTGTACTCATTGTAATCCTTTCTAAAGACTTAGAGGGACTGCAAGGGCTCTGGCAGCCCCTCTAAGCGACTTAGGGTATTGCTATTATGTAAGATTAAAGCGGCGTACACCCTTGCCACTTTTGCCAACGTAAATTGCAAGATAACCATAAAGTGCAATCTGCAACTGTCCTGTACCTAGCAAATTGACTCTTAATTCTGTCGCAGGGGATTCCCATGTATAAACAGAACCTGGAGCAACAAGGAACATTGACTCATCAATGACGCCAGCTGTTACGATGTTGTGATCCACAATAAGGTCTGTACCAAGTACGTTTCCAACATTTGAACCTACTGAAACTGCACCTGAATTGTTTTGAGGATTTCCTGCTGCGTAGAGAGGACGCTTGTTATCATCTGTGAAGCCCATCAATGCTGCCCAAACATCAGGACTTGCTACGAGCTTGTTGGCGTACTCGCCGCCAGTTCCCTTGTATGCTGCTGCTGATTCAGTTGCAATAAATGACTGAACTCCTGCTGCTGTAGCTGCTGTTGTAGCTGCTGCTGTTCCTGATGTTGTAAAAGCTGCGATAAGGGCTGCATCTGTTACCTTCTCATAAGCTTTGCGCAACTCCGCCATTAAAAGCTCCATAAAGGCGGGCTGGCTGCGATCCACTAGCTCAAAACTGACCTCGTTCATTCCAGAATATTTCTGAATTGTAACTGTGTCATACGCAGAGGTCATGCCGGTTTCTGATGTTGCTGAACCTTCATTAACTGCTGCAACTGTTGGTGCAACGTTTGCAGTTGCATTGTTGACGTACAAGCGTGGAATTGTGAATGACATTCCTGTGATTCCTGCAAGTGAAGAACGAGTTACAGCGTCAAATGCTGGACGTCCTGAAAATGTATCTGTAAGAAATGTGTTTAGGTGTGGCGCAAGTGTCAAACCTGTGTTTGTTGATGTTGAGTCATCTGCTGCGCGTAGTGTGCGACGTGCTGCATCGTCTCCCATTGCTGCCTTAAGGCTTACATCGAGGTACTGTGCTGATGTTAATGGAGCAATGCGCTCTTTAACTTGGAGATTGGCTACAACTGTTGGGCGAGCCGCTTCTACTGCCGCTGCTTCAACTGCTGGAGCTTCTACCGGAGTGGTAATATCTTCCACTTGTGGCTCGCTTTCTGGTTGTGTTGGTTCAACAGGGGTTGATTCCTCTGCTGCAATCTCTAGCACTTGAGCAGACTTAAATGCTGGCTCGGTGACGAGAGAAACTTCTTTGAGTCGTGCTGATGAGACAACTATGTGTCCGTCGCGTGATGGCTTTGATTCGATTACTTCTGCACCTACAGACAGCCCTGAAACCAATCCTTCTTGTGCAAGGATTAAACTTTCTGTACCTGCTGCGCCACGACTCAACTTAAACGTCGCGTAAATGCCGTCTGGTCGAACTGTGGCTGTAACCATGCGACCTATAGGCTTTTTAATGTCATGCTGTGATAGCAGCTTGATTTTAGAAGGATCATCAATCTCAATAGACCCAGCCTCGAATACAACGCCACCCATGTTAGTGTGACCAATCTCGCCAGTTCCCATAGGGACAATCTTGCCGCTGATTTCGCGTCGTTCTTCATTGCACTCAATAGATGAGGCTTCGATAATTAGTTGATCCATTACAGTCCTTCGCTTCCATTAGGAGTTAAATCCGTCATTGCCATTGCCTGTTCAGTTGTAATTAGTCCAAGGCTTAAGAGCTTTTCAAACACCTGAATCTCAACTAATGGGTCTTGCTTGAGGAATGTGTTTCCTACGCAGAATTTGACCTCATGCCCTGCTGTAGAGATATCGTCCATTGAAAACCTGCTCTGAATAGCCTGAATGTAAGGCTCGATAGATAGTGCGTAGAATTGTTTGCGCTCATCTTGAACGTTGGCGTAAGTCATTGTGGTATTCATATCGCTAGACAAATAATAGGCAGGGACGTTCATAGTGCGAGCTATTTGTGTAGATAAGTTCTGGATTGCTTCGTTGTACATCATGTCTTTAGGGCTGAAAGCAACTGCGTTGTACTCGAGAGTAGAAGTCAAATAGCGAGTTGAGTTCGACTGCGCGCCACGTTTCCAAGCCGCAAGAAGTCCAGAAACTTCGCTAGGTGGCAAATCCGCGCCTGTGTTTTTAAGATATCCGGCTGGTTGCGGTTGGGCAGAATTAACTGCTGCTGCGCGTTCAACATCGATTGCTGCCTGAATTGTGCGGCTGCCGCGATCTAACACGCCTTCATCAAAACCCTGAATTGTCACAATGTCGTTCATGTCAATTGGCTTCATGTCAATGTAATACTGTGTGACCATAATGCCCTCAAGGTCAGTTGTAAATGTAACGCGAGAGTTAGCAACCCACTCAAATTGCGCTGGACGACCATCTTCCGCGTAACGCTCTGTGATGAGGAGATAAGCAACTCCGTAGAATAGGAGAGAATCCACGCACCAAGTAAGTGTGACGAATGATGGTTGGTTCTTGGAAAGTTGCTTGATCCATCGAGGTGGAGCAATTACTTCCCCGGTTGATGTTTTGTAATACTCAAGCGGAATAGAAGCTACTGTGCCACAGATAAGGTTACGGGCTCTGGCAACGCTAGGGACTGACATGGCATCGTGGCGAGAGACTCTTGCAAAAATTGCGTTATACAGGCTAGGCATATTTTCGCCCATGACCTGTGGTGCGTATTGCGCTTCAATAATTTGTGGCTTACGCGAAAAGAGACCCATAGACCGCAATTATACACTACATGTAGGTCAATCGGAGTAGATAGCCGCTACCTGTTGTGGTTTAGTTAATTGATGCACAACCATTGCTGTAGAAATTGCACCTGATACATCGCCAGCAGACTTACGTTTTACAATTCTCCAGGATGAGTCGTTGGTCTTAGCCGCGCAGTTGTTCATCTGCTGTATCCAGTTCTCTTGCCCAGAGTGAACTACTCGATGATTGACCAAGGCATCCAAGAGATCACCACAAGCCTGATAGAAGGCAGCGCCCGAGATATCTAGGCACATCTGCCCTGCGTTACTTAGTCGGTCTGCGATTGATTGGGCTGTGTACTTGTCAAAGCATATCTGCCGAGGTCTGTAGTTATCCGCCCATCCTTTGATATCCGCAGCGATTTTAAGCTCATCCACAGAGACCTGACTCTCCCATGTTTGTAATATCCCGACTCCAATACGCCCGTCTGGAAGTATCTGCCCAGCAACCAAAGACGCATTACGACGAGATGGTGACACATCAAAAGCAAAAACAGTATAACCACCCGGCGGGATTGTGAGGGAAGCATCCGACGTATCTTCGAGGACTCCATGAGGCCAAGGAGACGAGAGAGAATCAATCCATTGACAGAGCAGCTCAGTTCTAGTGTTTTCAATCGGACTTGTAGCCACAGCTTCTTCAAGTGTCTCCTCGGTAATCAAGAATGATAGGGCTGGATTGCTTTGAGCCCAACCTGATCTGTCAGTTATTTTACAGTATTGGGGAGCAGAGTATTCATAATAGCCAAAGGTTTGTGGAGGATTTTCTAGCGCCCTTTCTCTCATCCCATTAAGGACTACCGAGAAAGCGTCTCCTGCATTAGAGGTAAGAAGCGTCTGAGAATTTGGACGCGCTCTAGTAGTAGGGATTGCCGCTCTGTAACCTTCCTCGGTAATTTCTCTAAGCTCGTCGATGAATAGGAAATCTGCTGTTCTGCCGCGAGACCCATCTCTAGTTGCCGCAACAACATCAAGCCTTCGTCCGTCCAGCATCTCAATAGATTCAGTTCCGTTTGCATACCTAATTTGCTTAACGAATCCTTTGAGATGGTCATTGCTCTCCAATACTTGTGCAACTTGTCGAAAGGTGTCTAATGCCATCGAGCGGTTCGAGGACATGATCAAGATATTTTTACTATCCCACTTAAGCAGGTGAGCCAATATAAGCATACGAGCTAAGTGAGTCTTGCCGTTCTGTCGTGCAATCAA